GTACCCGCGATGGACGTATTCTAGACCCAAGCAGTTACTACTTGGTAGACCACGCAGTTATCCAAGCTGCGGCTGGAGTTCCTTGGACTCCTTGTAACACAGAGATTACATACACCTACGGCTCTCCTGTCCCAGCTGTAGGAAAGATGGCTGCCCGTACTCTAGCCATGGAGTTCTGCAAACTTTGGAACGGTGACGATGACTGCGCCCTTCCTCAGCGTGTAACGTCTATCTCTCGTCAAGGTGTTTCTTACACTTTGCTAGATAGCCAAGACTTTATTGAAGAAATGCGTACTGGACTGTACGCGGTTGACTTATTCCTAAAGACTGTAAACCCAGACAAAGCTAGAGCCAAGTCTAGGGTGTTTTCTCCTGACATTCCTAGAGCACGTAGGACAAACCCTAAAGACGCTCCGATTGTAGCAAACGCTGAGTTCGACATAAGTGTTGTCAGAAACACACCTGCGACTTGGGATTCATCTGAGGCAGCTGGCTCTGACGTAACAATTTTCTTTGACGAAGTTGGCTGGGCTCCTCTCTTGACCATCAGAAACAACTCTGGAGGCAAGTCACTTGACATCGATTCAAGTAATATTGTTGTAGACGTTATAAATGAGAAAGTTACTTTTAGTATTTCTTATGATGACGCCTACAAGACCGTGGGTATGTATGACCCAGGGTCATGGACTCTGTATGCTACTAAAGTAATTGGTGGCGTTCAGACCGTATCAGAACTTGAAACTGGAAACCTCCAGATCAAGCTATATAGTTAGAAAGAAGAGAATATGTCAGTTCAAACAAACTTCCGAGCAGTAGACATGCTAGGTGGCCCAGCTAAGGTGGAAGCCGTAGTTGAGGTTGTTAAGCCTGCTGCTAAAAAAGTTACACCAAAGGTTGAGGCTGTTGTCGAAGAGCCAGTAGTGGTTGAAGAGCCAGTAGTTGAGCCTGAGGTTGTTGTAGAAGACGCTCCAGAGTCAACCGAGGAGTAATCTGTGGGTATAGCAACGGACATTAGTGATGTATCCGAGGATGCATTAAATCTAAAGTATATGATGGACGGCATACTTGAAAAGGTATGTACCGTCTTTCAGTCATACAATGTCCAGCTACCAGCAAGACGCTATTGGACCCTAGGTACCCCAGCTATTGACTGCGACCAAGTTGTGGTCTCATTCAACAGCATGTATCTAGGTGCTCCAGGCTCACAGGTGGGTGACCCTCAAAGATGTAACATGCCAAGAACCGCCACCGTAACTATCACTATTGCTCGTGCAGTTCCTGTTGTAGGGCAAAACGGTAGACCTCCATCTGCAGAAAAAATCGAACTAGCTTCCTCGGTATCTGCTATTGATGCTTGGGTTCTTATGGAATCCCTAAACCTATTTGATCAATGGGACGATGGCAGCTATGGTCTTGGCGTCATTGCTACAGTTGATGTTTCTGAGCCTGAGGGCGGATTTCAAATCGTAAATATGGACCTAACTCTAGCGGTGCCATAATGCCAACTATAGGCATGATGGGGTCTAAAAATAGCAATAAACTAGATGCATTTTTATATAGCCCAAACAAAGAAATCGGTTTAGAACTTAAAAGAAGAGCTAACCGAGTTAGAGACGCGGCTAAGCGTCAGGTACCGGTAAAGACTGGCAGACTTAAAAGATCTATTAGGGTCTACGGCCACAGCAGAAATGCCATGGGTCAAACTTTAAGAATAGGGACGTCTGTTCCGTATGCAAAATACGTCCACGACGGAACAAAACCTCACATGATTTACCCAAGACGTAAGCAAGTTTTAAAGTTCAAAAGCGGCAATGTAATCGGTGCGTCTGGTGGGTATATTTACACTAGACAGGTCCATCACAGGGGAACTAAGCCAAATAGGTTTTTGAAAGATAATGTAAAATTTATGTATATGTCTAAGTAAGACATTTCTAATTACGAATAACATTAAGGAATAAAAGATGGCCAGATTTAAAGATTTTGGTAGTGGCGGAGCCGTTGCAAGCGACGAGCCAGTTGTATTTAAGCTACACGGAGAAGAGTTTCACTGTGTATCAAACCTACAGGGAAAGCTCCTTCTAGAGCTTGTATCTGTATCAGTAGATGATGCAGTAGCGTCAACTGAAATGACTTTCAAATTTTTTGACCACGTTTTGACTGATGAAAGTCTAACGAGGTTTAAAGCATTGCTGGACAGCAAAGAAAAGGTAGTTACCCTAGAAGCCATTACAAGTATTTCTTCTTGGCTTATTGAGGAGTACACTAACCGCCCTTTGCCGCAGTCAGAGGCCTCCTCGACTGGGGAATAAGCCTCTGGCCGTACATTAACGGCAAAGGATTAAGTAACGGATTACGTTTAGCAGAAATGGAGGCATCAGACATGTTAGACGTTATCCATTACTATTTTGAAGACGATCATCGGTATGCTTCGTTTGACGAAGCGTCATTTAAAGATCAATTTAGATCAAGTATCTTTAAAAACCTATATGACTCTGAGTATTCTTTTGGTCAATCTAATGATGACACTCCTGACTATAGGGACAATGAGTTAGAACTAGACGCTCCTTTAGAAAACGAAAAAGAAGTTATAGAACCATTTAACCCTCGAGCTAAGAGTGTTAAAAGGTTTATTGAGCCTACCAATTTTGACGAAGACAGTTCCAAGCCTTTTGGGTCTGTCCTAGACGGACCTATGGGTTAGGAGGTGACTACTCATGGCAATGGTTGAAGACATTTTTATTAAGGTACAAACTCGTACTGGAGAAGCTAAAAAGCAACTTGAACAAGTCCGTAAAGCGACTCAAGAGGCAATTAATGGGCCTTTACAAGATGAAATAAAAAAACTAACGGACAGAAAAAAACTTCTAGACGATGCTATAAAAAAAGAAAAAGAAAGAACATCTCAGTATGATATAAATACCAAGCTAATAAAGCTTGAACTTATAGCAAATAGAGAAAGATTTCAATTTGCTGAAAAGCTTCAAAAAATACATGAAAAGATAATAAGACAAAATAAAGATCTTGACAGAGCTAAAGAGATTAGAGAAGCCAACAAAGAACTTAAAAAACTAGAAAAGGGAGAAGAAATTCTCCTTGACTACGCTAAGCGTAGAAATGCGGAGCAGGAAGACTATGCTCAGTTTGTTAAAAGATCTAGCATGGAAAGCGGTAGATACGCGGATAGGTTAGATAAGCGTGACAGAACTCGTAGCCTTAGAGAAAATCTCCGTAGAGGTATGGAAAAAGGTACCGCTATTAGCGAGCGATTCCACTCTGAAGAAAACGCTATATATAAACTTGAGCGTTCTTTAGGTATTGCATCTACAGCTTTTGACAGAGTACGCCATCCAGCGGAAAGATTTGCTGACGCTTTCTATGTTTTCCAAAGAGTAGCTTATGCTGCTCAAGCAGCACTTGGTGTTCTTGCTGGTACCATTGGTGATTTAGTTGGCGGAATGATGGGTCTAGTCGGTGTTGCGGGCGCAGCCGCTGGATCTTTGATTGCAGTTGCTGGTGCGATGGCAAACCTTGGTGCTGGTATGATGACAGCCAAGTTTGCTCTTTCTGGGGTCGGTGCAGCTGTTCAGCAGCTTTGGAGTGGTCAAAACCAGTACAACAGAGCCCTACGTGATGCTAAAAAAGCTTTCCGTGATTTAAGATTTGAAGCAGAAGATGCAGCCCTCAGTGAGCAAGAAGCTGCTATTGCTCTTGAAAAAGCTAGAGAAAGCTTAGCCAGAGTACAAGATCTCCCGGCCGACAGCCGAGTACGCAGAGAAGCAGAACTGGATTTCCAAAGAGCAGAGCTAAACTATAGACGTGCAAAAGCTAGAGTCAAGGACACAAATGATCAGCTAAAGAAGGGTCCTAGGGCTGGAGTAGATAGATCTCAGGATCCTCTAAACAACTTGACTAAGTCTCAGGTTGCTTTTGCAAAATACTTAGTAACGCTTAAGCCAGTAATTCAAGGTCTTAAGGAAGCTGCTGCTTCCTCATTCTTACCACCGCTACAAAAGTCTATCGACGTAGTTGTTAAAAACGTATTCCCTGTATTAAAAGAAGGTCTTAACGATATTGGTGAGGCTTTAGGTCAAGCATCTAGAAACTTTACAGATGCCTTTAAAGATAAAGAAAATATTGAACTTTTCCGAGACTTTTTAACAAACTCTAAACCTACACTAAGAATCCTAGGCGCAGCTGCCGCTAACGCATTTGGTGGTATTTTAGCTATTCTTAAAGCAGCCCAACCAATTACTGACAGATTTGCTAGATGGATTTTTACTGTTTCAGAAAGATTTGACCAACTTGGTAAGGGAGCTGGACAAGATAATTTAAGAAGGTTCTTCAAACTCGCTGGTGACGTGGCGTCTGAGCTCGGTAAAGCTTTTAAACTTGTATTTGGTGGGTTTAAAAACATAGTTGAAGCTACATTCCCTAACGGAGCAAACAGCGGTGCCGGTGGAGTTATTTTACAGTGGCTAAAAGAAATCGGTGCTGGGTTCAAGTTATTTACTGGAACCAACGAGTTTTCTGGTTGGCTAAAAGGTGCAACTGAAAATGCTAAGATTGCCCTACAAACTTTAGGTAGTTTCTTAAAGATTTTCATAGATCTAGCAGCTAACCCAGCTAACCAAGAATTCTGGATGATTATTCGGGATGCAGTGCCGTTTGTTAAAAAGATTCTTGAGGATGGTCAAAAAGCTGGTCCTGCATTTGGAAGACTTGTAGTTTCAATTGCTGAGCTTATAGCTCAATTCTCTGACTCAGCGGCTTTAGAGTTTTTCTTCACGACTCTTCAAATGCTAGTAAATGCTATGGCTAACTTTGCTAGAGCGATTGCCCCTGTACTGCACGTAATGGGTGCTTTCCATGGTATATTCTTGGCTATAGCTACAGTAGGCATAGTTCTTCGCAAGGCTATCCAAATCATCATGGGTATCATGATGAAACTATTCCGAGTTGCTGGTTTTGCTACTACCGCTTTCCAAAACTTTAGAGCAAAAATTGTTGCAGCTGCCAACGATGGCCAACCTCTTACAAAGCGTATTGGCGGCGTTATCCAAGTCATGAGAGAGCTTAAAGCTGAAGCGGCTAGCCTCAAGCGTGTAGAAATTTTAAAAGACATTGCTAAAGGTGATAAGCAGAGGCAAATAGCGGCTCTTAAACAGAGAATGAGTCAACTGAACTTAAAAACAGTTGAGGGTAAAAAAGAATCTGATTTATTAAAAAGAAAAATAGACGCACTAAACGCTTCGTACAAAACTTTAACAGCCACTCTTGATAAAAACGCTCAATCAGCTAGAAATTGGAGTGCTAACGTTCAAAAAAGTGCCGCTGCCGCCACTTTTGGTTTAGATAAATATGCTGCAACTCAAGATAAAGTTGCTAAGTTTGGCAGAATAAGCGGTAGGGTTGGTGCTGGAGCTTTGGCTCTAGGAGGTGCGGCATCTGCAATTCAAACTGGCGGTGGAGGTCTTGGAGCCGGTATCTCGGCTGTGGGTGCTGGACTTTCCTTCCTTCCTGGCGTTGGTATGATGGCTGGTATTGGGGTATCTATTGTTGGATCTATTGTTTCCGGTTTTGAGCAGGCTAATAAAGAAAAAGAAGCTGAAAAAGAACAAAAGCGAATTGAACTTAAGGCAAAACTTGTTGAGCTGCAGGCAGACAAGCTGAATGAAAAACGAACTGCTTTAGGAGCATTGGTTGGTAAAGGTCAAGATGTTGCGGGGGCAAATAAAACTCTTAGCAAGATTACTGATGCGGCTAAAACATCTCTCAACACTATTAAAAACGTAGAGCCTGTAAATTCAGATCAATTAGTTTCTAGCCTACTAAGTTCTAATGTCCTAGCTGATGCTACTATTAGCACTTCTACCAGAAACGCAATTATCAAAGCAGCTACTGCAGGTGCAGCTTCAGGTATTTACACGATCACCGATGCGTCTGGACAAAGCGTTATTAACTATGATGCACTACAGAGTGCTTTAGAGGCTGCGTTTACTGGAGAAGATGGTCAAGGTAAGGGTATTGCAGGAATTAAAGCGTTTGAGGGCAGAGTCGGAGACTCTAGAGTGGATGAGTCAGGCAACGTCATTACTGCAGCAAAACAAGCACAAAACGAAGGAATAAAGACACTTCAAACTGCTGCAAAAGCTGCTCAGATGGACGCAGTTACTCTATTCTCTGGGTTATCTATGGCTCAGCAGGGCGATCTTTCATTTGCTAGTAAAGAGACTCAAGATAAATATGCTAAACTTATAGGCGTTAGCACTAAAGAACTTCTAAATATCGGATACAACGAGTTAGAAGCATTGACTAATAAAAAACAAGCTGAGCTTATGGAAATTATAAAAGCTCCAGCCGCTGCAATTCAAGAGGCAAATAAAGTTAAAGTACCTGTAACGGCTAAAGAAAAAGCTGACGATGCGGCGTTTAGAGCGGCTATGGCTAGTATTGGTAAACCTAAAAAGTTACCGGACCCACTTCCAACACCTACCACAAGTTTTTATAAAAATAGTATGACTCAAGCTGGAATCCAAGTCGGTCTTTTAAGAGATATCAAAACTGCACTAAATAACCCTAGACAACAAACTATTGAGCTTAAAGATAAAGATGGTAAAGTTGTAAGTACTTATGAAGTTAGCAATGGAGTTGTGGGCTAATGATATACACTAACTTAGTACCTAACCCATCCTTTACTAGCGGAACTACCGACTGGGTAGCCGCTGGCACTGGAACAACGCTGACTGCTCTACTAAATGGTGGATACAGTAACACCTTCTGCGTTCAAGTAAATAAGACCGCTGGTAACTCTGGTACAGGACTTACTACAAACGTAACAAGTATGTCGGTTGTTGTTGGTAGTAGCTACACCGCTTCTGCCTGCCCCCTTCATCCT